GTATCGAAATCACCGTCCATTCCGGTACTCATCGGGGTACGAACAAAGTGCTTCAGACCGTTGGGAACGTCCGTGGTCAGGAACCAAGCGTTGTTGTCGGTCAAGAAGTGGTTCACGGTGTAGCCACCGGGGATCGAACCGTTGTTCTTCAGGGCGTTGATATCGTTGTCAGTGGTACCGACACGGAGTTCGGTTTCCAGCAGACGGGTAGCAACGAACTGGAGAGCGGGCGGAACAATCAGCTTCTTGGGCTTAGCGGCGATCAGCAGACCACGCTCATCCGTCCATGCAGCGATCTGAATAACAGCAGCCTCAAGCGAGGTCTCATTCAGGTCGGCAGCAGTCGCGGGGCGGTTGCTGTTAACGTCGCCGTTAACCAGCGGGTGAGCCGTCGAGAACAGAGCAACGCCGTCACCGCCCGGAACTACAGCGGAGAAACCATTGTTCAGAACCGAAGCGGCCTTAACCTGCTTGGTGTACGCCATGGCACGGGCCAGAGCTTTGGTGTAACGAGCAGACAGGCTGTCGTACAGGTTGTCCTCGATGGCCTCTTCGGTCAGCGAGAAACCCAGAGCAATGGTTTCGTGGTTGTAGCGAGCAGTCCAAGCCTCTTGCGCGTTATCGTAGGCAATCGCGCTGCCTTCGTTCTTCACCGGAGCGGCGGAGAATCCAGACAGTTTGGTTTCCTCTTCAAACGAACGCTCGGAGGTCTCGGTCTCATAAATCTCCTTATGCTCTTCGCCGTAGCGTGAGTATTCCAGACCGAACAGAGCGTTCAGACCGGGCAGGAGTTCCTTAAGCAGTTGTGCGCGTGAAATAGCCATGTTAAGTCACCCCTTAGGCCACGTAGTAACGATGGGCACCGAAGGTGATCTTAACGAGCACTTCGGGAGATTGAACAAGAATCAGCGTGCCGGACGCAGTGGTCGAAGCGGCCATCGTCAGGGTCTGCGAGGTAGCAGACGAAACGGTAGCAGCGGTGCCCACAACGCCAATCCACTCAGGCTGACCAGTTGCAGCGACCAGTTGGAACATATCAGTACCAACGGGGATCACTTGACCCACAGTCAGGCCAGACACAACGATAGACGTTGAGCCGGTGCCAGAAACGTAGGTGCAACCAGTGGTCACTTGCGTATCCGGAACGAGGCCCAGAACACGGAAGTTACCAGTACTAGAGGACGCAGCAACCACACCACCAGCCGAGTTGCCAGTAGTGGCAGAGCCGGTCGAGGTATTGCCAGCCATGTTCGCACCAACCAGCGACTGAGTTGCCGAAGCAATCGTCGGGGTACCGGCAGCGGTCACAACAGCAGCCTTGAACACAGTATCCGGATCATCACAAACGATGGCTTTGATATCGCCAGCGGTGACGTTACCGGGGTAATACTGCGAGAAGCGCTTTTGCTTGCTCACCGGGTCGGTATACGAACAACCAAGGAACACGCCAACCGCCACATTGCTGGTAATGGTGTTAGCCAGAATGGTGATAAATCCACTGGAAAGCTGGACGAAATCACCGTAATAGATGGCCGTGTTGTAGTTGTAGTCAATAGGATATTCACGGGTGGAACCCGAGAACACTTGCCCGCCAATCAGGTTGACAGGCCGGAACCCATAGGGTGCCGAAACAGTCGGGTAGGACATTTAAAACTCCTAAGATTAATTAGACGCCCTTACCGAAAGAAGTCCCCGATTTGCGCTCCTTAAAGAGCGGCATGCGCGGGTCGTTCTGACGCATAAGGTTGTTATCAACGGCTTCCGTCTGAGCGTTGGTTTGCTTGGCAATGTACTCATTGCGTTGCGCGACAAACTCAGTCGGCGTTTTGCACAGCAGGAGACCACCAATCTCGATGTTGTCCTTAAACCGCGATTGCGGGTCAGTCAACAAACGAAACTTAGGCTGCTCTTCGACAGGTACCGGCTCCCACCCTTCCCGGAGTTTGCCCGAGAGATTGCGGGGATCAGGAGAGTTCAACGTAGAAACACGCACCCAGTGATAATCATATCCGGGCTGTTTGTCAGGCTCGGGCAGAAGTTCAGGCGGCATCCACTGTTTAGGACGCGACTGGATCTCACGGGTTTCGAGTTCACGGGTAAGTCGTTCAGCCATTTCGGGACTCCAATTTCAATGCCTCTTTGGCATATTGCTCAGGTGTAAGACCCAGTTTCTTTGCCAACTGGACTTGGCTGGCCTTCAGTCTGATCTTGTTTGAAGACGTACTGCGGACAGCGGGTGCTACAACTGTGCCTGCCTTAGGCTTAACGGGCTCCTCTGCCTCAAAGGCTTCGGGAAACCGTTTACGCATTGTTTTGTCCAATGTGCGGTAATAATCCTCAGACCCAACAGAAACTCCGCTTTCCCTAAGCTCTTCATGCAGGCCAAGGGCATATGCGGTCATTCCTTTGTGCTTTCCAAACCACTCATTGCGCTCTTGCCACGCTAATGCTTTATGGTCAGGTCCAGCTTGTTTTTGGACTGATTCATATGTTTGTTGCGTTTTTACAGCAGAATCTTCTTCGTGTAAAGGGGGTAGCTTAAAGTTTTTAGCCTGCAACAGCTTAATGCTTGCATCTTGAAGCTGTTGCTGCGCCTCCAAAACCCGATCCGAGTCGCCAGATTCAAACGCCTCTTTGTATTCTTTTTTCGCTGCATCAAGCTCCATTGAAGCCGCGCTTTGAATGGTGCTGGCGTACTCTTTTTCACCCGTAGTCAAGATCTCTTTGATGCGCTTATTCTCATCAAGGAGTCTTTTTGCAAATGTCAGGGCCTCTTGCTGCTCACGCAAAGCGGCTTCTTTCTCCCGACGTTCGTCATGCCAAACCTTACGCATCTGCTTAAGGCGTGATTTGACGTTCTCGTCGTAAGACTCAAGCTCATCTTGCTCAAGCTCCTGCACCAAATCCTTTGGCATAGGAGTGCGACCACGGTCTTCTTCGGGGGTGTCATCCTCAATTTCAATTTCAACTTGGGATGAAACCTCTTTTTCAAGCTCATCAGGGAACTTGAACTCTTCCATTTCCATTGGAGGCATCTTGTACTCCTCTTATTTGCGTTTAATGCCACGGGGATCTTCTACAACCCCCTCGACTGAATCATCATTGATGATTCGGAACTCCCGCCCATGGATGACTAGTCGGGTGCCTGCGTGCGGGCGCACAAGGACAAAATCGCCCTTTTTGCACCACGGCCCGGTGGGGAACTTGCTTTCGTCCTTATAGCAATCAGGCCCAAGATCCACCACAAAAAGAACCGTCGTAAGAAGTTCTTCGTTGCGAAGAGTCAGGTCTGCTTTAATAAGTCCTACTTCGCTGTCCTCAAACTCTTTATCTGCCTCTGGAATCGCACAAAGAATGCGATACCCCGTCGGCCTAGGGAGTTGTCGGGCTTTTTCTTCAGCAGAAGCGCTTGGGCGATAAGCGCCCACTACCTGCGGATTGCCGGGGTTTGTAGCCAGCAAAATGTCAGTCATCCATATTCTCCATATTGGACTTCAGGTCTAGGGCGTAACTCCTCGCAGTGAGCAGACCACGAATCTCACCACAAAGTCTTTTGTATTCCTCAAAACTGGCGGCTTTGCCCTCCGCCAGATGTTCTTTCAAGGTCTGAACCTTCTCGTCAATCTGAGGGATCAAAACGTCGAGTACGGTCATTTAGGTTCCTTGGGTTTCTGTGCCCGAGCCTGCATGGCGGCATGGCGCTCCTGCAACTCCCGCAGTTTCGCTTCTTGATGCTGGCTGGACATATGCTTGAGTACGTCCACACCCAGATCCATCATTGCGGCGTTCTTATCGTTCGACATTTGCGCGGCGGTCTTCAGCATGTCTGTCTGAATCCGCTTAGCATCAGTTTGTTGCTGTGCAGCAATTCGCTCACGTTCAACCTGAATCTGCTGCTGCTTAAGCTGAGCGTCCTGCTGATCTTTGGCTGCTTTGCGCTGCTGATCCTGTGCCTTGATCTGAAGTTCCTGCATTTGCATCTGAACCAGAGGGTCTTGGGCTTGCTGTTGAGCCTTCTGTTGAGCAGCCTGCTGTTGGTTCTGCTGAAGCAGCCGTTGCGAAGCCTGTGCAAGAAGCGGGGCGAGTTTGGCTTCAACCTCAGGCGGCATGTTGATATCCTCGCCAGCTTCGTCTTTCTGAGGCGGCAGGGAAAAGCCCAATTGCTGCTCGATCTGCTTGCGGTACTCAAACCCAAGGTGCTCATTAATATGAGCCATCATCGCAGAGGCCAACTGCTGAGCCATAGGGTTGCTCTGCAACAGTTGCTGAATCTTCGGATCCTGCATCGCAGACATATGCACCATGATGTGTGCCTGATGGTCTTGATAAGCGAACGCCTTGACTGGCTTCATCATCAGCACGTTTTGATTCTCAGACACCGGATCCATCGGCTTCTGATCCTCATCCATTGGGACTAGTTTGCTGGCTTCTTTAACCCCAAGAACGTCCAGCATCTGCCTATGGAGCAGGGGCATGTTGTACAACTGGGGTGAGCCTTGAGCCAACTGCATCACGGCCTGATACTGAACAATCTTCTGCGCCATGGTGGACGCATTCGGATCACTCACCGGGATGACATCAACGTCGTCGTAGTCGGACTTCTTGGCCTTGGGGTCCCCCTCGTCCGGGTCATACGAATACTCATCGGGGGTGTAATCCCTAATGATGTCCCGCAGCAGCACCAACTCCTGCTTCATTGAATAGTGGATGCGGGCCTGAACAGCGCTCATCGTCTTGAGAGTGCGCTCAAGAATCGCCAGCGTCGTCCCGACAGGGGCTTGTGACGACATATCACTAATCTGGAGATCAGCCGTATTGGCGAACCGGCGTCCCTCCTCAATTATCTTGTCCATCAGCCCAGCCAGCGTCTGGCTCGGCTCTTTATAAGGAAGCGGCAGCAGATTATCGCGGATCGTGCCACTAGGCACATCTACATCTCGCCACTCTCCGGGGCTAATCGGAGTGTCGTCACCCTTGACCCGCATGCCACGGGCCTTGAAACCACCGGGCAGATTAGAAAGCGTACCTGCATCGACCAACTGACGAAGCAGCGAAGTCGAAGATTTGGCATACGCGCCAATCAAATGGATCAGACCAAAGCAATAGAACCCAAAGCCTGGGATATAGCCGTAGTGGACCAAGTGATTACGCTTGACATTGGTATTGTCATCCGGTTGCCAATTGCGCCGGATAGACAGCACCTTGGCTGAGCCCTTCTCCAGCGTGACGATATACGGCAGCTTGATGCCGTCCTCGCTCTCATGCCCCGGCAGATCCAACTCAACCTGAATCTCCAGCAGCTTATAGCGCTCATCAGAAGTCGCTCGAAAGCCCAGCCGCTCGGCAATCTTCTTCTCTACTTCGTCCAGCACATTGTTAGGATCGCCAAGATCAATATCCCGGTAGAACCCAGCAACCTGAAGCCTGCGTAGCTCGTTTTCAGTCTTACGCATCACGTGAGTGATACGTGGAGCAGACGCCAAGTCACTCGCGCCATAGGGCACTACGATATCTTCAGCAGGCACATACATCGCCACCTGACGCTGCAAGTGCGGGTCGTAGTACACCTTCTTGAACGCATTCCCCGCAAGCCCCAGGCCCCACAGCATGCGCTCATGCTCAGGCCGGTACTCAGTCATAACGTCGGTCAACTGATGGTTCATGTCCTCTTGGACACGCTCAGCGGACTCTTTCTTGGCTGGGGTTTCCTTGCCAATGACCTTGGTTTTGACCGGCCCAGCAGCCGGGAAGGTGCTCATCATGGTTTCAGACTGAAACTTCACCAGCGCCTCTGAAAGCATGGGGTGATACACACCACAAGCCCCCTCCCAAGGCTCAGATCGCTCCTCGATCTTCATTCCAAGAAGCTCAAGGCCGTCAACATAAGTCTGAATCCAGTCCTTGCGACTGGCAAGGTCATCGTTAAAGTCGCCTAGCAGTTCTGCCGCAAGCGAATCCAGGTCACCCTCATCAATGTCTTCGGCAAGGTTTTTATCGAAATCGTCGCCAGAACTTGGCGTCAAGCTGATTTCCAAGTCCCCAATAGTGATATCCACAGACTCCGGGTTCTCAATCTCAATCTCAATCGGTTCAGCATCAATAAAAGCTTCCGGATTAAGCGCCTTGTCAAAGTTTGTCGCCACAGCTTGGCTCCAGTCGAGTTACGTTCATCTTAGTAATACGCCCTCTTCGTTCGGTAAGAAGGCTCATCATCTTCATCCGAGGCTAGTCGAATAAACCCGCCCTTGCGATACCTGAGCAGCGCCTGCGTCATCGAGTCAACCATGTCATCGTGGTCCCCAGCCGGGAAAGCGGCTACCTCTTCGATCAGTTCTTCTGCCCAGTGCGTATTAGGAACCCAAACCATACCAGAAGCAAATATATCCGCTACTGCGTTCAGTCTAGCAATTTTGTCATTGCCCCTGCTTGGCGTGAACTCCTGCACGGGGATGCCCATGGCGCGTAATTCAAAGATCAAAGGTGAGCCAGCAGCCTTCGCCTCCACAATCAAGCTATCCACCTCCCAGTCTTTGAACTCCTGGTAGGCCCTGGCTTTCAGTTCAGGAAACTCCATACGCTTTTTGAACGCATTCAACAGGATCACATTGGACTGCGGCCTTCCCGAATCATCATCAATATAGAACACCCCCCACGTTGTACAAGCCGAGTAGTCAGCACGCTCGCTCTTCAAGAACGCCGTGTCCCAAGACTGGATGATGAACTCACAGTGTGGCGGGTCATCTTTCTCCCAGATCTTCCACCACTCCCGCTTGACAATTGCCCCCTCTTCAGAGGTCGGATTCTGCTGGTACTGAGCTTGCCATTTGCTATTTGGAAGCTCAAGCCGCAATGCATTAAGCAACTCATAAGACCAAAACTCAGGCCACAAAGGCTTATCTGAAGGCAATATAGCTGGGAATTCAATAACCTCCCACTCGTCTCCACCTCGCTGCGCCGAATCTTTCAATACTCTGCCGGTCAAATCTCTCTTTGCCCAGCGGGTCATCACAATAACAATAGAACCTCCCGGCTGCAAACGCTGCCGTGGGCCAGATGTATACCACTCATACACCGAATCAAACACCGATGGATCTGATTCGGCAAGCTTTGCCTCCTGCTCCGAGTGAGGGTCGTCAATAATCAAAAGATCCGCACCCTTGCCAGTCAAAGTGCCGCCAACACCAATAGCAAAATACTCGCCGTTTTCATTGGTAGACCACCGTCCCGCAGCCTTGGAATCGTGCCGTAGAGCCACATTCGGAAAAACCTTGGAGTAGGACTCACTGTCCACCAAGTTCCTCACTTTCCGGCCAAAACCAACAGCCAACTCCCCAGTATTAGAAGACTGAATAATCTTCTTCTGCGGAAACTTACCCAAATACCACGCCGGCAAAAGATAAGAAGCAAACTCCGACTTCGTATGCCTAGGAGGCATATTGATAATCAACCTCTTTAACTCACCTCTAGCAACTCTTTCAAAAGCATTTGCCATGATCTGATGATGTCGCCCCCCAATAAAACTAGGCCACATCGTTTTAACAAACTCCATAAAATGCTTCTGGCCCCTCTCCCGCCTCAAAGCATTGCCATACTCATCCGCAATCTGAATCAGATGCTCACGCTGACCATCCGGCAATTTATCAATAACCGCACCCAACTGAACATCAGTCATTGTGGACAGCAACTCAAACAACTCATCCTTCAATTGATATCCCTCACCTTTAACCCAGTTGGCCTAATGCTCCTAGCCATCCTCGGCTTATGAACACACAACCCCAACTCAACTAACTTCTTCATTTTCCGGGAAATATTCCCCCGGCTCTTCTCTCCTGTCACTAACAACAAATCATCTACCGAAGGCCCAAACCCAAACCTCTTCCACCACTCATCAATAGCCAACAACAACGTCTTCTGTGCAGGTGTCACTTTCTTGCTCCTCATTTCTTACAATCCTTACAACCTGTGGATAACTCTGTGGATATGTGGATAACTGTTCCACTAACAAATGTTAGTCACAATCCTATGACAATCTGGGTTACGGCCAAAAATATATCCCCCTACCCATCTGATTTGTCAATGGCAAGGGGGGGTGTTTTTGTAACGTCGTTACTTTGCGCGCTGGGAAAATTTGATGGGGGTGGGTCGGAAAAAATAGGTGATTCAGTGTGTGAATTGCTGTGCAAGGGCGCGGGCGCAGGCGCGGCCGATCGCGGGGGAGTGGGGGTGTGCCGGTGCTCGTCGCGCTCGCTCGCAAGCCGGCGGGGGGGTGCATCCTGGATTTCGATGTCATCAGCTCCGATATAGATAGCCGGCTCCGGTCGCTCGCCAAGCTGGCCGGCATCGGTAGCATTGTCCGGCAGTGGCACCGCATCAACCGCGCCAGCGCGCAAGGCCGACCGCAGGCTATCCAGTAGGGCAGCTCGAGCACGGCCCGGATCCGTCACGGAGACAACCTCGCGGCGCTCGGTGAACGCCGCCACCTCGGTCACTTTGCCGAGTAGCTCGAGCGCGCGCAGCCGCTGAGCTGGCGCTACATCATCATCAATAGCATGGCGGGTCAGCCGCTCAATGACCAGAGCACGGAGAGCCGCAGGGGTTCGATGCCGCTCAGCCTCCGCAGCCAGCCTGAAGGCCTCGACCTGAGCCTGCACTGCGCCAAGCTTCGCCAGCTCTTGCCCTCGCCTTGACTGGGTTTCGGGCCTTGCCTTACTTGCTGGGTTGAATGCCCGATATGCAGCCGCCTTGCTGTTGCCTAGCGCTAGCGCCCGAGCGAACTCAACTTGTCGTGCGCTGAGTCGCTTTTCCTTTGCCTTTGCTGCCCCTTGTAGGACGCTAGCTAGCGGCACGGTATCGAGCGCCGCTTGTATGTCCTTTCTTCGCTTTAGTGTCACCCTGTAGCCCTCGATTGTTGCGGTACACAGTGGGGATGATGCCGCACTGTCGCCCTTCGGGCAAGCCGCAACGCCCAGGCACTTGACAAGCAATCCCAGGCTATGCGATGCTCTCATCTGATGGGCAGCTGGCCCGTCATCTGATCAACCCAGAACAACCCGGAGAATGAATCAATGAACGCTTATCACGCTTTTGGATTCCCAAACCGCCGCGCATACCTCGAAGACCTCGCCGACAGCAACGGCCTGCCCATTGATGCCGTGCTAGCCCTCGCTGATTTGCTGGGCCCGTCCGAAGACTTTGATGGACTGGTAACGGCCTGCGAAGACGCCGAGCACCTCGATCTGTTCTGACCCTTTTGCGCCCTTCGGGGCGCCCTTTCGGAGCTTTCCCCATGTTCACCCGTACCCGCTCGATCAGGTCTGCCTTTTGGGCCGGGCACGGCAGCTCCGCAATGCCAGAATTGTCGCAAGCATGGGCGGCAATCGACAAAGCAACCCGTTAGGAATGCAGCATGAGTGAAGCAACCAACCCCCGCAGCTTGCACGACGCGATGCGCCGGATCAGCGCGCTTGCTTACGCAGCAAGGCTAGACCTGCATGAGTTCAGAGAAAACCCCGCAGAGTACGACGGGGGGGAGTACATGAACGCAGTGGCCGAGGCCGTGGTCGAGATTGAAGAAATCGCGATGTGGGTTCGCAACGCATACAAAAGCACAACCCGTTAACCCTTCACCCTCGGAGATTCTCGCCATGCCACTAGGCTATATCGCATACGAAGGCCCGTCTGCAATTGACGGCGCGCCCATTGTCGTGATCGTGACCGGAATCAAAAGCTCTGCTAATCGCAAAACCGGTTCGATGGTGCAAACGTTTATTCTGCGCCAAGATATCCACCCGACCGAAGCGCTCAAGACGGGCGCAGATGAGTCTATCTGCGGCCAGTGCGAGCATAGGCCCATGCTGGCCAAACAATCGGGCAAGGCGCCGTGCTATGTCGACGTCTCACGGGCGCCGGCATCCGTGTGGCGCGCATATCGTCGCGGCCGGTACGTCAAGGCGCCATTGCATGTGATCGCCCGCGCCCTGGCCGCTCGCGTCTTGAGAATTGGAACCTACGGTGACCCTGCGGCCGCTCCGGTTCGCGTATGGCAAGCGCTGACCGTGTATGTTGCCGGCTGGACAGGCTACAGCCACCAGTGGCGCACGCTGGGCAGAGAATGGCAGCTACTGGTCATGGCGAGCGCTGACTCGCCTGCTGACCGTGCCGATGCCAAGGCGGCCGGCTGGCGTACTTTCCGGGTCAGTATCGGCCTGGACAGGCAAGACGGCGAGATATCGTGCCCGGCATCAAAGGAAGCCGGCGCTCGCGTGCAGTGTGTCGATTGTCGATTGTGCAAAGGCGCGCAGATTGCAGCAAAGGATATCGTCATTGCCGACCACGCGCTCGGGCACAAGCGTCGCGTGATCAACCTTCAACCCGTGGGAGTCTAACGTAATGCCTTGGTTTGTCTGCTTTGCAATCCCGCCGCGCACAGCGCTCAACTTCCACCGCGACCGGGTTGGTATGTCGGCGCTCGACGACCTAACCCGCGAGGAAGCCATCGACAGCATCCGGCGAGCGTTAGAGGCCAAAGGACACGAGCACTTGACGCTTGTCGAAGCGTATCAGTACACCGAAAACGAGGAATCTTAATCATGCCAAGCTCGACGACGACCACCGCGCTCGCAAAAGGCGAGCCGGAAAAATTCCAGCCCCTAACGCTGGCCGACCGCATCGCCCTGGAACCGCCGCCCGATGCCCGATTCATTCGCAGGGGTCAGGGGTTTGTTGAATTTTCCAACGGGCAAACGATTACGCGCTGGCAATGGCTGAGCGCTGGCCGAATCATCACCACAAGGGACGCATGATGTCATTCTCCGCTAAATTTCCGGGCCGTTGCGCCCGGACAGGCAACCCGATCAACCGGGGCGACATGATCGAGTCAGTCGGCAAAGGGCGATATGCCCTGCTGGCCCCTCCGATGAACCGTGACGACGACGAGAGCGCCGCCGCTGAGCGCTACATGACCCGCGCCGGACTGGTGTCGGATGTTTGGGTTATGAGCTCAGGGAAGGAGCTCTATCGAAACAAAAGGGGCAGGTGCGAGGACGCGCCGTGCTGCGGGTGCTGCAATGTCTAAGCTCCGAATTGTCTATAACCGCATCTTGGGCGGCTGGTTCATCGTCCGGGGGCCGCATCAAACCCCGATCAGTGGCCGGTTCAACACTCGGGCCGAAGCGCTCGCGAGGTTGCGGCCATGATCCACACAATTAATTGGATCGATCAACCCGCGCAGACGGTCAGCGCACCGACTGTGCGCGGCCTGCCGGCAGATGACCCCCAGGCCGCGCAGGATGCCCTGATTCGGGCGTTCAACGCATGGGGGCAGCTTGGGCACTTCGACGCATCAATCGACGAGCACTGGACCATTTTGGAACTCATGGAGGGAAAATGAACGACTCTTCAAGCATTCGCATCAGCAAAAACGGGGCGGTTGCAGTCACTGGCCCGGACGCGATACTGCTCTACAAAGCCCTGGCCTTGCGCTCGGCGTTGCAGTTATACGCAAAAACAAAAATTCGACCGACTCGGCATATTGGCCCGACCGATATGCTCGAGCTGGCCGGAGAATTCTCGCGCCGCAAATACAAGCGCGGGGCATTCGCGGAGGCAATTTCCGACCTGACGGTTTGGATTGACACAATGAAAGCCGCACTCCCGATCATTGACGAGGGGGAAGAATGAGCACTTACATGGGCATCAATGTTGCGTCAGCGGACGGCATGCGGTTCGCCGACCTTATCGTGGACGGCATCAAAACCCTGGAATCACGGCATACCGACTCGCTGCGACCTTATGTGGGCAGGCGTGTTGCCATCGTCAGGACAGGAGAAGGTCCGGCAAAGGCAATCGGAGCGGTTACGGTCGGCGAGCCCATCCAAGTAAACGCACGGGAGTTTCACAATCTCCGGGACCAGCACTGCGTTCCCGCTGGGTCAGTCTTCGACTGCCACTATTCGACGAAGTGGCTATATCCAATGATCGACCCTGCTCGCTTCGCTCATGAGGTTGAAGTCGAGCGCGGCATTGTGGCTCGCAAGCTTAAAGAAGACCCGCAGGAGGTCCGCGCATGAACCCGCTGTTCGATGTTTGGTCCCCCGACGAGGTTGCGGAGTGCCTGGGAGGAGTTGGGCACGACCTGTATCGACGTTTATGGGAGCTGGTCGAACTAGTCCCGCCGAATGGGGAAACGCCGGACACCTGTTTTGAACGGGCATTGTCCAAGGTTTGGGACAAGCTGGACGCATACGAACAGGCCGAATTGAATCGGCTAGCAGAAGCCCAGGAACTTCAATTGGAGAGAGAATGAAATGAAAATACGCGCCAGGGTGACATGGACTGACTCCTTCATTTTCGTGCTCGAAATTGAAGACGGATCAGATATTAACAGCGTCGAAGTTAGAGACATGGTTCGCGAAGCGGCATTCGATTTGCCGCCGACCGATTCTTATCAAGTGATTGACGAGATTGAGGAGGTCAAGTGACGGCAGAAGAATGGAAATTGGCCCTTTGGGCTATCTCTCCCCTCCTGTATTTCCTGGGGGTCATGTTGATTGGTTGTCTTTTTGGACTAAATGACGATGAATGACATTCACGAAGTGGTCTTGTGGGCTCGCAAACAATCCAAGGCTTCCCACAGTAAATTCCTGGGCATTCCCAGTGCATTGAATTGGAGGGAAACCGTGCGCGATTTGCTGGTGTATCAGCAAGCTGAATATCTCAGTCGCAGCCTCAAAATCGAACGAGAGCAAGCTCTGCAAACACTCCACGATTCCGACCAAAAAGATTGGCCGAGGCTGATCTGCGAGGCGACTGGGGCAAGCAAAGAATTCAAACAAATGTCCATGGAATTTTTTGACAGGGGGGAAAGATGAGGTTCATGATCGGTGAGATTGAGTTCATCGACGGAGATGCTTATGTCCACCGTCTCAGTCGATACATTGAGGCGTCTGAACAAGACGCATCACTCAATGAAGTCAAAGAGGATTGGATAGCTCTGGACCATTTCGAAGGTGATATTCACGTTCGATCCATTGAGATCGGGGAATGGGTGACCCTAAACAAAGGGAACAACGAATGAAAACTTCAGAACTTGAAGGCCCCGCCCTCGATTGGGCGGTTTCGAAGTGTGAAGGTGTCGAATGGGAGCAGGGCGACTTGGACGCCGGGGAGTATGGCCCCGGATTCATGCCCACTACCAACTGGTCACAGGGTGGCCCGATCATCGAGCGGGAAAAGATAACGCCCGAATGGACGGGCGAAAATTGGATGGCGTACATCAGACACGATGATGAGTTCTTTGGCCCCACACCCCTAATCGCAGCCATGCGCTGCTACGTCGCCTCTGTGCTGGGCGACACCGTGGAAATCCCGGAGGAACTGCAACTCAAAAACAAACTTTATGAGGTGCTCTGATATGACACGCGAAGCAGAGCTTGACGTTCTCATCGCCCAGGCCACTGCGCTGATGCGGGAGATTGGGATGATGGGTCTGGGGGACATTCGCCGCGAACCCGACCGATTGGGCCGGCTGCAAGGGCAACTGCTGCTGGCCGCAATCCGATTGGAGGCTTTCCATCGACGATGATCGAAGTAGACGGAATTCCCGGCAAGATTCTCAAACTCAAAGGGCAAAGGGTTCTGGTCCTGCTATATGGCTGGCCCTTCCCTCGATGGGTTGATAAAACAGAAGTACAACTCGCGCCCTTTGTGAGCGCGCCATTCTAAGGAGAAGAAATGAGCCAGTTTGACTATTACACCCTGCGTTTCAGCAAGTACGGAGGCATCGATGTACTGGGATGGGGCGTTTATGAGAAAGGATCGGTCCTAGAGGGGCAGTCCAAAAAGGTCTTTTTGGATAACTTTGAGACAGAAGATGAGGCTCGCCGCGCCTATCCACTGGCTGGTAGTTTCTCAAGCGCATGGACCGATCCACAGGTCAGCCTGTCGCATTTGCCGAGCGAAAACGACCCTGTCCCCGGCGGGATGTACCCAGACGATTGGGAGTAAGCCATGACCATCACAACCCGCGCACAACAACGCGCCATCGTTGACTTTATGGACGCAGCTCGCACCAACGGCATCAGCAATCTGTGGGCCTGCCTTCCCGCCAGACACCCGCTCATGAAGTCCAAGAATCGGCCTGGGCAAATCCGCAAAATCAAGGATTCGATTGCAGAGGGGTGGGATGAGTTGGGCAATCGGGTTCGGCTGACTCCCGACCTGCGCGTATTGCAAGACTGTATTGGAGATTGACGAATGAAAACCTATTACAAAACAACAGATGTTCAGCGGACATGGTTGCGCCATGGATGGTCAAAAACTAGCAGCACGAATAGATCGCTGGCAGAATCCTGGGGATTAAAAGGATGGAATCCCCCGTCCGAAGACCCGGAGGTTCAAGCAAAGTGGAATCTGTTCAAAACTCTAAACACCGAGGCTCAGAAAACATGAGTCTGCGCCTGTACGGAGGTCGCGTTCCTGTCCAGACCGGACACCCCGACAATCCGATTCGACTTGTGGATTTTCCCAGCCGGGATCAGTTTGATGACCTGTACGGAAATCAGATCAAAGCTGATAGTCGGGACAGGTACTTTGATATGCTGCTGGCCCGATCTCAGGGGCAGACCCTCGCCGACGCAGGAAAGATCGGCGGGGTCACCCGAGAGCGAGCTAGGCAGATTGAGGCTAAGTTTTTGCGCTTGATGCGTAAAGCACTGGCTTCAAAGACAAAGACGCTTTGAAGAGGCCCACTCGGAGATGGTAGTCATTGAAATCCTCCCCCACTGTCTCCGAGAGCCAATAAGGCTTGCCTGTCTCCCGAGCGACGATTTCCCCGGTATGACTCGCATCGTTGTCTGCGACGACGATCCCCCCGCTGACGCTTCTCGCTACCTCCTTCAGATTGCCTGCCGAGAAGCAGACATGGATGGTGTAGCGCATCTTCATGGCCTTCATAACGGCTCGGATGCTCAGGCCGGTTGCGTACCCCTCGCAGAAGATGGGTGTTCCCCTTGCGTCAATCACGAACGATGCCCCTTTAGTTCGTTGTCCTTGGAGGAACTTCTTGTCCCCTTCGTGACCGATGAGCTGGCATCCAACAAGCCGCGATCCAAGGCGCATAGGCACAACTAACAAGTTGTTCCAGACATTGCCGATCTCTTCCTTGAATCCCTTCTTCGCAAGATAAGGATGAGTTTGCTGCTTGGACTGATGGAGAATCCACCCGGCCTTTGCCGCCGCCTTGGTTGCGGCCTCCTCTCGCTCTCGATCCCAGCTTTGCACTGCCCGTGCAATATGCATTGGCCTTGCCTCACCGCTCTTCCACATTTCGGGTGACTGCATGGTTGCCCAGTTCTGAACCCATCCGACATCGCCCAGGTATTTGTACCGTCCGTTGCGTTTCCTTGGGTGATCTTCTGTTGGAACAGCAACCCATTTTCCGGGAATCACTGACCCAAGCATCAAGCCGTGCAGCCTTGCGAAATCCTCAAATCTCATTTTGTGGCCCATGTCCTTCCGCGAGCCTTAGCAAACGCAATGTTGCGACTCTTGATCCAGCCTTGAGTTTTGGCGCTGGTCGGGATCGTGAAGGTCTGATCAAGGCCCCTCGGCCATACGCCAAACTTCTCGCGGTACTTGTGTGCCGCCCAATTCGGGTTGTAGCCCCTCATGTTTGCGAAGTACAGAAGCTCTGCGTAGAAGTCGCGCTTCTCAAATTTGTTTTGATTAGCGACCAGCTCCTCCATCTCTCCAGCAACAGCACTGATTTGATTTCTTCGCTGCCTGACATGACCGCAGGCAGGACAACTATCCGCCCCTTTGGGCCAAAGGAATCCGCAAGCCGGACACTTGGACTCTTTCTTGGTCAGTTCATCCGGCTCTTTCTTGGCTTTCTCGACCTTCTTATCGAGGTCAGATACGCCAGCCTCATAAAGCTCGTCCCAGTCCTCCATGAACCGCAGATAGTTGCCACTGTGATCAAGCCAAACAGCAAACTCTTTGGACGGATGCGAGCGCATTACACGCCCCATCTGCTGAACATGGGAAGACAGAGACTTTGAAAATGGCCGCGCACTGACCCCGATCTTTACATCCGGCACATCGAACCCTCGGGTCAGGATGTCTGTTGCAATCAGGCCGTGAATCTCGGTATCGGGCTTGGCAAAGTCTTCGATAGCTTGCCGTTTGAACTCATCGTCATCGAGGTAGCTGATGCTGACAAAGTTGTACCCCTTGCGAGCAAACTGCTCCACCAAGTCAGCGCCATGAGCTACGCCAGCACAGAAAACAATCGTCTTCTCAGGCTTGCCAAAGATCTCATGGGTCTTCTTGATCCACTCCTCGACAATGTCCCCGGTGATCTTCATGCCGCGCTCTGTAACGACATCCTGAGCCCACTCTCCGGCAACCTTTTTGGCTCCGGTCATGTCGATCTCTTTCGCGATGTACACCTTGAGCGGAGCAAGCCAGCCGTTCTCCACAAGCCACTGGTTTGTAGCGCCACACACTACATGCTGGTAAATGTCCCCCAGGCCCTTGGTGAAGGGCGTTGCGGTCAGGCCAATGACCTTTACCTCCGGATGCTTCTTGATGAAATCTGTTGTCTGCTTGCGAGCGATATGGCATTCATCCACGATGAGCATATCGACCTCCGGGAAGTCAGACCTGCGCTCCAGAGTCTGTGCGCTACAGACTTGCAGGCGCTCACGGGCGTCAAACTTCCAATGACCAGACTGATACACGCCGTGAGGCAAACGATACTTGCTGAGCCGAATGCTGGTCTGATCAACAAGAACAAGCCGATCCAGAACCATTGCCGCCTTGCGATACTTGTCTCGCACCGCAGCCATGAGCGCAATAGCAACCTCAGTTTTGCCGAAGCCTGTCGGCGCATACAGTAACTGGGCTTGATGACCCGCCTTGAATCCCTCGCGAAGGGAGTCAATCACCTTTTGCTGGTGTTCTCGCAGTTGTAATTCCATGGGCACTCCTTGCTGCCGCAGAACCCCTGCGGCGTAGGTGAATAAGCACTCAGCCTTCTTGTGCCGACAGCTTCTTCAGCTTGGCCTGAAGGGACTTGACGGCCTCCATCAGTTCTGCGTTCCTCGCTTGAAACATATCTCTGCTATCCCGCAAAGCTGAATTATCAATCTCAAGAAACCGAACCCTTTCCCGCAGCTCCTCAATCGTCTCCTGAGCGTCGATCTTTTCAATCTCAGTGGCATCCCACTGCCCCATCGCAATCGCGTCTCTCAGTTTCTGGTTCTCTGATGTCAGGTCGTTGATGGTGTCGGAAAGCTCTGCGACCCTGTCCATCTCAGGAGAAGTCTCTGGATCAACTTCCTTGTCTTCTTTCTTGCGTGTCAACCTCTCGGTCGGCACGGTCACTTCCTTGCCTTTGCGGGTGAATGTTTTGGTTTTTGGCTCTGGCGCCTTTTCCTGCAACGATGCCTTGATTCTGCCGACAGTCATCTGCGAAACGCCAACACGGCGAGCAATCTCAGCGTTTGTCCAGCCATTGTTGTTCGGGCTATTGAGCAGCCGAATAACAGCGTTACGCCGATCTTCCTGGGTCATGGGCAAGCCGAACCGGGCGTTGTCCTCGCAGGCAAAGTCTTTTGCGTCATCCAAGGTCCCCTGACGAACCTCGGCTTCGATCTCTGGCTTGCCTAACCGAAGAGCAGCGAAGTAACGGTGAAAGCCTGACGCCAGCCAGTGATCAGACCCGTCAAAGAACACCACTACAGGCGGAAACTTGTCCCCCTCCTGCATGGCCTCCGCATACTCGACAACCTTCTCGGTGTTGAGCGAAGACCTGATCTGAGTGTCGCCATCAAGCCGCATCCCTTTGAGCGGCATCAGTTTGATTTGCATCGTCCCTCCAAATGGTTGAGTGTACCAACCCCTATGTTATCAGATGATTGCCCAGCTTGTCATCTGATGTATTGCCAAGGTCTAGGTTCTCCAAGGGGTGGTTCGGGACCACCACTGACCCAGGACAGGCTAGACACAGGCCCGACCCCAGTCCCCCGGAGGCAGCGATTCGTTCGTCGGCGGGTCTGGTACGGCCACCCTTTTTCCCCACCGACTACCCCAGTCCCTCGCTGACAGGCTGGGCCGTCCCTGCCGGGGTGTATAGCAGGACGGGTCTTTTCTTCCGAGCCACCGATGCAAGTGCGCTACTAACGGGCGGAGTCCGGCTGGCATCGAAAACAAAAAGCCCTTGCAACTGCTCCCCGGTCGAAACCCCCTTTCGGGGGCGGGAAGCATGTGCAAGGGCTCTCGCGGTCGGTTTCGACGCCAACGGATCAGATTGTATCCATCCCCGTGGCCGGTGTCAACAGCGTTCTTCAAAAAAATGTCGCGTTAAGGGGGTTGGGACGTTTTGGCGTAGGGTCCATGGCGCAAGGTACCTTGTACCGTTTTGGCTTAGGGCGAGGGGATTGCTCCACTAACATTTGTTAGTGGAAGAAAAAAAGCCCCTGGGGTTTGCCATCCCAGGGGCAACTCAAACACAACTAAGGAGTGCCCTAATGGGCATCAACATTCTAGCACCGATCTGCCAGCATCTGAATGGTGTCGTTCAAGACAGTCATCTCCGTCTTCTTGAGCACATTCCAGATAGATCGACGGCCATGAATACCATTGTGCGACCCCTGGTGGCAGTCCTTGCATAGCGGGATGCATAGATAGTGCAGGCCTTGATCAATATGATGAGCATCCGACGGAGCTGCGTGACCACAGACACCGCATGGCATGGCTTTGATGCTTGCCAAGTGCGCTCTATCTGCGGCTTTTAAGTTCTTGCTGTTCATGGCGTTTTGGTTCCGCCTTCGTATAATTTTGCGAGCCCCATAAACACCAGCTTGCTGCCTAGGTCTTCGCCGGTATCAAGTGTTACTTGCGCTAAGTAGTACCCCCACTTAGACGCCTTCTCCGTTTTGATTGTCACGACCTTGTTAAGCACAAAAGACTTAGTCGTATCTGCGGCAAGCTGATAATGAGGCTGTCCCTTTTCAGGGGTGTCAATATGGGCGATCCTCATCCTTTGTTTCGTTCCAATTTTGAAACCAAGGTCAATGATTACATCAATTGTATCGCCATCAACGACGTTAACTACCTCTGCTTTATATGTATACATACAATCACCTTATCTTTGTCTTTTAATTGCTTGAATTGATTCAAAAATTTTATCTATAGAATTAGATGTTAAGTCTTTATAATCAAATTGCTCTCCATCTTGATCATAAACAACCATTCTAATAAAAACTCTTGTAATTTCAATTTCTATTGACCATTCGTCAGGCACTTGATCTTTCATATCTTCAAGTATTGACTTTGGTTTTGAAGTCTTGCCTTTTATATATTCTCCAAGTGTTTTTGTCATGTCTTCACTCTCTTATGTTGACGGCACTGCTCTTTAATGTGTTGTGGTACGTCCGGTGCAAACTCAGCTACACCACACGGATCGCTCGGCGCTCGCGGAATAAGGGCTACGATGACCGCCACGGCTACGGCGAGGATTGCCAGTACAAGTTTGTCTGTGATGCTCATCATTTCTCCGTCCAGCGTCCGCACACATTGCAGCGGATGCCGACATATTGGGGGTGGGTGCAGTGGTCGCAGCCTGCTTGGTACTGCTGCTCTAGTTCGCCCCAAGACTTTGGGTGGTACTCCTCCGTCAGCGGCTTGCGCTGGGGTGGGGCGGTGTATAGCGGCGCAAGTTCATACCCTCTGTTTTTCCAGTACTTAAAGTTCG